TAGATAAAGACCTCTCTAGTCTTCTTGTCGTAGCTCATCTTAATCCTCTTCTAGCATTTCGCTTATAGCTTCAACAGCCTTTTCCTTGTACTGCTGAAAATCCTCTAGTGTCATGAACCCTGCGTCAATCATGTACAGCAGCATTGCCGTTACGTTGACGAGGTTCCCGTATGTGCTGTAACCGTATTCCTCTAACTGGCTGTCCTCGCTTGGACTACCAGTCTTTGGTGAGGTCTTTGACCAAGGTTCCGAGTTCCCCCATCGAGGTTGCCCGCCCTGCTCGTTCCAGTAAACCATCTTTGTGCTCCGATACGATGTCCCTAACATCCAGTGCAGGGATACCGTTGTTCAATAATGTCATTGACCACTTGCTGTAGAATCCATCTAGTTGATCTAGGAAGTCTTTCCTGTCAACCATCTCGTTGATTCTAGCAGCCTCTACCGACGTGAGGTACTGGATTCTTTCTGCCAAGAGCGATGCGGAGGGGTCTTCGATTTCCTCGACCTGCTCAACCTCCTGTTCCTCGGTCTCTGGGGTGGCTGCGGCATCGTCCCCTGATGTGGTGTATGGGTTGAAGAATTCGTCACCGTCCTCCACGGGGTTCATGTCAATCATGGCACGAGCCTCATTGCGATTGATTACCGCACTGGATACCAGACCGGATATGTATTCCTGCTGGGTTAGTGCGTCAGTTCTCAGCCATGTCGCTCTGTCAAACTTGTGGCAAACATTCCCAGAACGCTTGTCGGGTTCGCTGAGAAGTTTCATGTCGCACTGGTTTTCCCATCGCACCAGCCACCGGTCAAGGCAGCTCGCCAGATAGGCCAGTTGCTTTTGTTCCAGTGAGTTGTAACTGGATGCACTTGAGTCACCGGGGATATGCTGCAACCCAAAGATCAACATAACATCCTGACGGCTAAACTCTCGCTGCTCAATAAACTGAGAGTCACTCGGGCTCATGTTCATTACATTGGCTTTAATGCCTTCACGAAGCAAACCGATAGACTCGCCGTCCAATCCACGCTTGTGGGACTTACGGAACATCTTCAAGAACTCTTGTGCGTCGTCCTCATCACGGAAAAGACCAACCGGTGCTTCGAGCATCACCTCTCCGGCGAAACCGTTCTTGAGCTGGTTCTTTGCGTAACGGTTTGCCTGAAGTTCAGCACCAATCGCATCAGCCAGAACCTGAGCAATTGACAGCCCTTCCCATCCGGTGTAACCAAAACCTTGGATGTGCAACACGTCGTCGTCATGGAGCACAACACATCGTGAGTTGTCCGCCAGACCACGAACGCCCTTCGCCTCCACCAAATTGCGGAACAGGACTGGGTCGTCGATGTCCGGCCATGTCACGTGGTACTTCTCACCCTCGACCATGTACGTGGCTGTGCGGTCGGGCAGCATTGGTATGAGTTCTGTCGCCCTTACCCCGCTACGGATAATTGCAGCCCTGCCGTTCCCCCAACCTATGGCGTGGGAAGTAATTGTTTCCTTGAACAGATCCGGTGTCTGATACGTGTTCGTCTGTTGCGTGAACAAACTGTGGGACGGGTGTCGTCTGTATATCTCATGGCCGCCGTCCGAGTCCTTCCTGCGGATCTGGAATGGCATCTTCCCGACATCACCTGCGATGGTGTTTATTGAATACCAAATAGCAGGCGAAGCCAGCATGGTTGTCGAGTTGACAGTCACTGACCCATTACTTGACTGGTTGAACATGTCAAGCAACCACTTAGCAGGGTTTCGAAAGTTAGTAGGCACTTATCTTCCTCTTATGTTACAAAGAAATTTCCACGTGGGCGTTCGGGGGCCAATGCAGCAAGTTTAAGTGCCATCAACATGGCTACTATATTATCAATCTTGCCACTAGACTCAGACTTCGATGGAAGCACCCTGCCCGATGTATCTATGTCGAAAACCAGATTCTGAGCTGTCCAGCTCAAGACCGGTTCGTTGTAAAACCTGATCCGTCTCTTTTCCACTAGGTCGAGAAGCATCATGCAAGGCTCATTCATTTTGAACCTGTTCTGCTGGACCTGAATCGGCTCGAAGCCTTCACGGTCCAACTCTTCAGCCAACTGCTGTGAGTTCCAAGGGTCAAAGGCGATTTGCTTAGACCTGTGGGACAGCATCTCTTCTGACAAATGGTCGTAGACAGCTCGGTGTATGTACTCAACAACCTTTATGTCACCCCTATCAATAAACTGCAACCAAGGCATCTCGGAAAGGTCACGTGATGTGTCTGTGTCCATATATGCCTGCGTCTTTACTTCGTAACGGTAGGTTGTCTTGCCCTCATCATCGGAACCGTCTGGGAACCTTGCTACGAATGCAACAGCACACATATCATTCACGCCTCCAATATCGACGCCTGCAGTAACGCAATCTGCCTTAGCCCAGTCCGATAGTGGTTGGTCGCAGGCAGCCCACTTCTGCATGTCAATTGCTGCTTCGAGTGGAGATACTTGAATGTTTGCGTAGTACCTCCTGAACCTGTTCTCTGCAACCTTCGACGCCTTTGCTTCCGCTGCCGCCTCTCGGATGTAGTCAGGTGATACTGACACATTAAGGTTGGGCATTGACTTCGGCCAATTAGCCTCATCAAAAATATCATCTTCTTCATCGAGCTGTGCAATAAAGGCAAAGTATTTATCCTCGTTGTACTTACCAGTCATGAGATCCTTGGCGAGGGTCTCTTCCTCGATCCAGATTTCAGAAGATGTTGAGCCAGCCGTTGTTATCGTAAACCTCAGAGGCTGTGATCGTGATGCACTGCCAGTGGTGAGTGTGTCGTAGAACCCACGGTGTTGACTTCTCCATACATGAAGCTCGTCGAACAGCACTAGTGAAGGGTTCAATCCGTCAAAGGCCCTGTCAGACCCAAGGGGTCGTATGAAACTGTTTGACTTGTCGTGGTTGATCTGTAACGCACGCCTATCGAACTGATCCCTCAGGTGAGGGCTAGACCCAATCATCCTCTTGCATTCTTCAAAGATGATCTTGGCTTGGTCAATCTTACTCGCACCGATAAAACACTGTGCCTGCTGTTCGTTGTCAAAAGCACACATCAGGATAGCGATGCCTGCAGCAAGTGTGCTCTTGCCGTTCTTGCGACCTAGGGTCACGTAGGCACGGTTAAAACGCCTAAGGCCATCATCTTTTTTCCAGCCCCATATCGAGCCGACAACAAACGCCTGCCACGGTGCCAACTCGAATGGCTGACCTGCGTAGCTGCCGATTGTGTGCCGAAACAGTGCTGGGAAGGCGGATATTGCCTGCCCTGCTGCATGTTCGTCGAACTTGTACGGGAAGTCGCCCTCCCCTTGACGCTCTAGGTCCGCCAGATGCCTTTCAACAGAAAGCCTAACGTACTTGCCAACAATTATCGTTCCATCCTGAACCCCAGACACGTACTCGTTGAATACGTCGATCAATTCAATCCACCTCTTTCCATCCATTTGTCAAAGGGAGACTCGGCATCCGTGTCGCTAACTGTCTGAATTCTAGAACGGCTAGAAGGGGTCAAACCAAATTCAACCAGAAGCTTCTGCTGACGATCAGTGATCTTCCCAAGCTCAGCCTGATAGGGAGATCGCTTCATAACAGTCTCTCCACGACTATTCACGAACTCGTTAATGATGCCTATTTTAGCAACCTTCTTGACCAAAGCATAGTACTGAGAGTGATTAATACAAAACAGTTCCAGCAAATCACGGTCGGCAGTTGTTAGAACGTTGCAATCATCCAGTATCTGGCATATCTCAAACCACTTCTCCTTTGCACGAGGGTCTGCCTCCACTAGTTCCGTTGGCTCAGGCCACCCCTTCTTTGGTTTGGGTTCCTTTTTGTTTTCGTACTTTGGGTTCTTGATAAATGTCCCGTTCTTTCTCTTAACCTCAGTCGCCAGCGGCTTTCTTCCTCTAGGCATCGTCTTCCCTTTCTATATCTCTGTGGCACTGCCTGCACAGGCTCATCAGGTTGTCCCACTCAAGCCTTAGGTGCGGGTGGGTGGCAATAGGCTTGATGTGGTGGACATCCTGTGCTGGTTCAACCCTGCCCTTCATGTGACACCTAGCACACAGCGGGTTGTGTTTTCGGAACCGCTCCGACAGCTTCCTCCACTTGTGGTCGTACCCACGATCACTGGATGATCCCCTGAACTTGTCCTCGAACTTCCTACGCTCGGAAGTGCATTCCTTGCATCTCCCCTTTACGATCCTACCACACCCGCATATCCTGCTAATTCTCATACAGCATGACCTGTTGGGACAATTTGAACGCTTGGGTTGCACTGGAAGATCAGCACCTCATTGTCAGAAGTTGTAACCTTAAGCTCTAGCGTCCAAGTTCCGGCTGTGAGCACCGTCGTCTCCGCCTCAGGGAACACGACCTCGATGACCCCGCATGCGTAGTCACTTCCGCCGCTGTCACTACAAGAGACCTCGTTACCGTTGTTTGTGGCGTAGGTACCTGCGACACGTGTAAACCTAGCCCCAACCGTTGCACCTGTGAAGTCCGCAGGCTTGCCGTCCACACGAAGTGGAACCAGACGCTCCCACGTTTGACCGATGTAAAGGTAGTCCTGCTCTAGCTGTCCACTCATTTCTCAATTTCTCCGCTTAATTGCTGTGTTATGATCTCACCTGAAAGAACAACAGGTGCGGTAGCTCCACCACCGCCGCCTCCAGACGCCGACGACACCACGTCGTGATAATAGATGTCCTTCCACTCGTCTCCGATCAAGTCCTTAAACACAACGGCAAAATGATCGGTGCCAACTTCAGCGGCGGTCAAGGTAACCTCGACAATACCGCTTGCCGGTGGATTCGGGGAGGGTGTTGTGGTGATTATCGTAGTCGCCGCACCGTCCGTGGATACCCGAACGTCTCCCGGCATGATGGTAGGGTGGCTTAATATCTGTCCGTTGATCTGGCTCTGGAGGCTGATAGTGAACGTGAAATCCTCACCAGCTATTGGTCTGTTTGCCATCGGTTAAACTTCCTCTTCTTGGACTTCCCATTCAGGCTTCAGAGAAACTAGCCGACCGTTTTCATCCATAACATACGGGATGGTCAGGTAACGAGTCGGAAAGTATTCAGTGCCAACAGCGTCTGGGTGCGATGCCTGAACAAACGCAACAAATGCAGTGCCGTCATTCATCAAGTCCATCATGATTACCGGATCTACATCCAGCATTGCCTGAACGTCCTCCATCGACAAAGCTCGCTCGCCGTGGGTGCGAGGTGTTTGCCAGAAACGCTCGTAACCGTCGATGTAGGTGCGTAGCAGTTTGGCTGCCGTATTGGATGAATCATTAAGTCGAACATTGAATGCCTTAACTGCGTCGAATGATTCGGGTTTTGGGTCGTGGGGGTAATAACTCATTATTTGATTCCTTAAATTAAAAACCAGTTGGACCCGTCACTCACAACAGTGATTGAGTCGTATTGCGATGAAAGAGTTTGAACGATCGCCCCATCAATTAACTCAGGACCGGGGTCGTCAGGTTCGATATTGACCGTGTTTGCGGTGCCGTCAATCTTCTTGATGTGGAATTGCAAGCCAGCCACAGGCACAGGTAGAGCCAGCGTGATCGCATTGGATGTGCAATCGCACAAGCAGACGTTATTGAGTGCGTCGAGGGTGTCCGAAGCGGCTGTAAATGTTTCAACGTTGGTTGCGATCCCGTTCGTGTAGGTGGTTGACCAGCGAAGGGAATCTGTGCCATTGCTCAGAGAGCTATCAGACACGGGGAAAATCTTACGGTCGAAGTTGACGCCAGCGAACGAATACTGTGCTATTCGTGTAGTCCCTAACCCGACCTCTAACGCACGTTGCGATCCAGTTCCAGCGGCAGTTGTGTAAATCTTCGCAGCATTCGCATCCCACTTGACCTCTAGCCGCTCGTAGTTACTTGCGTCGGTGTAGGTGTTGTAAACATTGAAGGCTTGGGCGTTTGTATCTTTACGCAAAGCTAAAACATTATCTGCGTCATCAGTTAAAACTGAGCCATAAGTACCAGTACCATCACCGATTTTAATTGAATCAGTTTTTACATCAGCCCATCTTAGGTTA